TCCTGAAAGAAGAAAATCTTTTAGAGCTAGACATAAATGTTCACAAGCAAAAGATAGAACAACACCTAAATATTGGTCATGTAAAATGTGGTCTAGAACTCCAGTATCTAAGATGGTTGCTGAAGGTAAAAAAAAAAATAAAAAAAAGAAAAAAGACGCTTGTTATCACAAAGTAAAAAGTAGATATGATGTTTGGCCTTCTGCTTATGCATCAGGTGCATTAGTAAAATGTAGAAAAGTTGGTGCTAAAAATTGGGGGAACAAATCTAATGAGTCAGTTGAACCTATTGATGAAAAATGGTCAGAAAAATATAAAAAAAGTATAGATTGTAATAATCCAAAAGGGTTTAGTCAAAAAGCTCACTGTCAAGGTAAAGATAAACATACTGAAAGTGTTGAGGAATTACAAGTACATGAAGCTAAAAAAACAGATTATTCTAAAGAAAAAGAAAGTGGTTTACACGGTTGGTTTTCTCATAAAGAAAATGGATGGGTTGATTGTAACACATGTAGAAAAGACCCAGAAACTGGTAGAAAAAAATGTAAACCTTGTGGAAGAAAAGAAGGTGAAGATAGAGATTATCCAGCATGTAGACCAACACCAGCATCGTGTGGTACAAAAGGTAAAGGTGAAAAATGGGGTAAAAAAAGTAATGAATCTTTTGATAATTCAAAAAAAAGTAGTATATTTGCAAATGAATTAATTAAAAAATTACATGAAATGGAAATTATAGACACACATGAAGCTATTACAGATAATCCAGTTAAGGAACCAGTTGTAATACCAGAAACCCCAGTTAAACCATCACCAAGAAGAAAAAGAATTTGGGAAGCTGAACCAAGTAAACAACCAAAACCTAAAATGAATATTGATGAAACTGATTTATATTAATAAAGTTGGTAAGGATTGGGAAGGAAACTATATTTATGAGTTTCTTTTCTCGAATACAACGGAAGATATTGATGGTGAGGATTGGGATGCTGTTCCAGCATCTGGTAGACCAGAAGCACCTAATTCTGAATTTGTTAAACAAGTTGGTAAATTAACTACTAATATTAAATTTAATTTAGTTCAAGATAGTGATACATTTGCTGTTTGGGATGCGGTTGATGGTATAGTTGCTTTGGGTTGGGAAGATATTGATGGTTATGGTGAATACCCAGAAGCTAGACTTTGGTTTTCATTTGGTTTAGGTATTGATGTGGTTAATGATAAACTATATGAACGTGATTTAGTTTTAGTATATAACAAAGATAAAAAACTTAAATAATATGAGAATTAAAAAAAGTGAAATACTTAAATCGATTGCTAATACAAATACTAACAATACAACTACAACAAATACTAGTACCAAAACTGGTAACCAAAATAGTAATAATTTACCAAAACCTGAAGATATTAAAAAATCTGAAGAGGCTTTAGATAATTTAAAATCTGAGGTTGGTAAAATAAACAAGGAAGTTGAGAATGGTCCAATGAATGCTTTTTTAAAGTTAAGTGAAAATGATTACCCAGGTGGTGATGATTATGAAAAACAACAAGATTTTTTAAATGATTTAAACAATCTTGATGAATCTATCAAAAGTAAAAGAAAAGTTATAAAAACAATTAAAGTTAAAGATTTAAAATAATGAGTAACTATAAAAGTACAATACAACATGCTTTGGGTATGTCAAAAAGAAATTTAATAGCTGAAAGTCTTATTTACCCAAAAGATTTAAAGGAAAGAATGCACCCTAATCTTGAAGAAGATTTATTAAATAATAAAACTTCTTTAGGTGATTCACCTTGTTTCCCAGTTGGAAATGAAAGAAATTTTGCAACACAAGTTGTTAGTGAACGCTTTAAGGATGTTGTTAATGAAGTTAAAAAAGCATTTAATGTTGATGAAATTGATACAATGTCTTTAATGATGGAAATGATGCCATTGGTTATGAGTACTATGGAACTTGAAAGTGCCCATAAAAAATCATTGGAGGAATTGGCCGTTAAAATGATTAAAGAAGAATTTGATATCCCTGATAATGTAATTATTGATGTTGAATTAACACCTTATATTGATTCTAATGGTACTAACTTAACACCACCATCTGATATGGTTACAGAATTTGATGACCATAATGAAATGGAATATGCTAATGAGAGTGTATATAAAAGAAGATTTGCAAATGCAATGAATCAGGGTGCTGCTAAAAAAGTAAACCATATGTATCATTTAGCTGATAGAGAATTAACTGAAATGAACCCTAAGTTAATTAATAATTATAAAAAAATGATGTCTGCGGCTGATTATATGTATTATGTAACACCTGAATTAGATTCAGCTCAAAATGCTGGTAAATGTGAGGTTGATTTTGGTTCTAAGGAAAAAAAGAAACCAACAACATTAACTGCTAAAGCGATGGTTTTCCCAGTATTACTACATGAATTAGTTAAGGGTTGTATGGAGATATTATCAGCGAATGGTTTACCAACTAAAGAAAATATTGCTGAGTATGTTATTAATAAATCAGATTTTGTACAAGCAGAACCTTGGGATATGAGAATAGGTCCAGCAATATGGGGTAAATTCTGTTCTATGATACCAGCTGAGGATTTTAATTTAAAGCACCACATATATTCAGATGTATCCCAATTGGAACCTAAGGAATATGCACACACCATGAAGGAAATTATGGGTGGCACTAAAAGGGGTAAAGAAATAATCAATGAGCTGTTAAAAGAAATAAAACGAGAAATAAAAGAAGATGAATATAATGAATCAATGGGTGATGATTTATTCGAAATAGAAGATTTATTCTAATTTATAAAGGGGTGGCGAAAGTCACCTTTTTTGTTTTTGTGGGTTTTCATATATTTATTAATAAAAAACTATGTTAACTAGTAGTGAAATATTAAATGAATATGCAAAGTGTATAATTGACCCAAAATACGCAATAGAAACATATTTATCAACTTTTGATAAAACTCAAGAGGGTTTTGTACCATTTAATTTATTCATTAGACAAAGATTCATTGTAGACTGCTATCAAAAACATCGTTTTAATCTTGTAACTAAACCTAGACAGGCTGGTATATCAACAACTACACAAGCGTATAGTGCTATTAAATGTGCATTTGCTGATTCTAGAAACCCTGAAACAATAATTGTGATTGCCAATAAATTAAACTTAGCCAAAAAGTTTGCTAGAGGTATTAAGGACTATTGTTCACAATTACCAAGATGGGTTTGGGGGCCAGACTACTATGGTAGTGAAGAAAAAGAAAAAAAAACAATATTTATTAAAGATTCACAGATTGAGATTGAATTACCAAATGGTAGTAAAATTATCGCTGTGGCAACATCAACGGATGCACTTCGTGGATATACCCCAACATTACTTATTTTTGATGAGGCTGCCTTCATTGTTAATGGTGCTGAATTATATTCGGCAGCAATCACATCATTGGGTACTGGGGGTGGTGCTATATTAATTTCAACTCCGAATGGTTATGACCCGCTATATTATAAGACATATGAGCAATCTGAAAAAGGTGATAATGATTACAATGTTATTGAATTAAAATGGTTTCAAGACCCTAGATATAATAAAGATTTACAATGGTTAAAAGGAGATGAAATTATTATTGAAGTTGAATTTACTTTAGAATCTTTTGAGGAAAAAGTAAAACAAGGTTATAAACCAACTTCAACTTGGTATCGTGATATGTGTAAGGGGATGAACAACGATAGAAAGAGGATTGCTCAAGAGTTGGATGTATCATTTCTTGGTTCTGGGGGTAACGTAATTGATGATGAATATATCAATATGCATGATACCCAAAATGTTGAAAAACCAAAGTTTATTGATGACACTTATTATGATGGTAATAGTGGTTTAGTTTGGATTTGGAATGAGCCAGAGGAAGGTCACCAATACATATTAGCAGCTGACGTTGCTCGTGGGGATGGTGCCGATTTTTCATGTTTCCAAATTATTGATTTTACAACAATGGAACAAGTTGCTGAATTCCAAGGTAAAGTACCACCAGATACATTTGCTGAAGTACTTAATGTATATGGCACTAAATATAGTGCTTATTTGGTGGTGGATAATATTGGTGTTGGTAATACTACCGTATCAAAACTTGAGGAATTAAAATACCCAAATTTACACTATGATTCAATTAAAACAGAAAATGGTAAAAAAGTGGCTGGATTTAATATTAATGGTGTTAGGTTACAATTAATATCACATTTAGAGATTTCAGTTAGAACTAATACTATAAAAATTAAATCTAAGCGTGTTATTAATGAAATGAAAACTTTTATTTATAAAAATGGTAGACCTGACCATATGGAGGGTTATAATGATGATTGTTTGATTTCGTTGGGTATGGCATTATGGATATTAGAATCTTCATTTAAAAAATTAAAAAAATTAGAAAAACAAACAAAGGCTATATTATCATCTTGGCAAGTTGGGACTTCAAATAAAACAACTGATGAAGTTTATAGTACTGGGTTTGTACCAAAAAATAAAAGAAATAAACAAACAACTGGTAAACCAAATTTTAACTCAAGTATTGCTAAAAATATGCAAGACCCAAAGGGTGATTATTTATGGTTATTTAGTGGGTTGAAATAATAAAATAATAAATAAGATGACTGGAGAAAAAAAATGTTTTACTAGAAAGAACATCGGTAAAAATACAACTCAACTTTATGTTTGGTGTGCTGATACATCAATAGATAAACAATCTGGTGTTAAAGGTGGTAAACCAAAACCATTCTGTAATGCTAAAAAAGGTTCACAAGGTTATGATAATATAACTGAATATGTATATCAATTAATAGTGGTTAATGGTATTGTTGAACATTTAGCATATGTAGAGTGCGATTATGTGAAATAAGTATTTAATTTTAATCTTATTTCATTATAATTATATAAAATAAATTAATTATGGCAAAAAGAACCGTATTTCAAAGATTGAATACCATATTTGGACCAGAGGGGGTTAAACAACAACCACAACAACAGTCTAATAAGTATTCAATTAATAATGATGTTTTAATAAAAACACAATCTAAAGATGAATATGATTCTGTTAAATTACAGAATCAACAGGGTAAATATTTAAGAAATGTTTGGAGAAAAGTTGATGGTGAATTATTCCAACAATCAATCCATTATGAAACAACTAGAATTGGTTCATATACGGATTTTGAAAGTATGGAGTTTTATCCAGAAATTGCAGCTGCATTGGATGTAATGATGGAAGAAGCTACAACAACAAATGATAAAGGTAAAATATTAAATGTATATTCTGATAGTAATAGAATTAAAGGTGTTTTAGAAGATTTATTTTTTAATAGATTAGATATTCATGTTTCTTTACCTATGTGGACTAGAAATACACCTATTAGAGAAGATAGTCTTATTCCATTATTAGATGGGACTGAATGTACTATTAAAGATTTATCTATTAGAGTTAAATCTGGTGAAGAAATTTGGTCATATGCTATTCAAGATGGGACAAAAGCTATTGTACCTAGTAAAATTGTATGGTGTGACCTTACTAGAAAAGATTCTGAATTAATCAGAGTTACTTTAGATGATGGAACACATTTAGATACAACACCAGACCATGAATATATGCTAAGAGATGGTTCATATAAACGAGCTGATGCTTTAACTGAAGGACAATCTTTGATGCCATTTTATACTAGAAAAAGTGAAAAGAAACAAGATTGTATTGTTGGTTACGAAAAAATATATAATCCTAGTACTACTAAATATAAATTTACACATTCTTTAGTTGCACATGAATGTGTTAGGGATTTAGAATATGAAAAATCTATTGGTGGTCAGTTTGACACACATCATGATGATTTTAATAAATTAAATAATAACCCTAATAATTTAATTAGGTTAACACATTCAGACCATTTCAAACTGCATGTAGAACATTTTGATAAAATATTGGGCTCACCAGAAGTGGTTAAAAAAAGAATGGAGGGTATTGATAGATATCTTAGGTCTGATAAAAGAAAACAAAGATTGTCTGAAGAAATGTCTGGTATTTACCCTAAATATTTTGAGCAATACAATTCTAGTGATTTACACACAGAACACAATAAAATTCGTTCTGAAAAAATGTTGAATAATTGGGGTTCTGGAGAATTTATAGAAAAAGCTAAAAAAGGTATGACTATTGAAATTAGTGATACTTGTTTAGAATATATTTCAAATTTAATTATCAATAACGAAAATTATATCGGAATTAATAAATTATCAGAATTACTTAAAAATGATGATGATTTTATTCAACTTTTTAAGGTTAATTATTCATTAAGAAAAGATATAAAAAAATCAATTAACCCAACAACACTTAATAAAGTTATTTTTAAAAAAACTAATAAAAATTATTTTGATTTTGTTTTAGGTATTAAACCAAATTTAGCGTTAGATAAATCATATATTAAATATAAGTCTATATCTTTAGCTAAGGCAAAAGAAAAAACATTATTAAATCATAAAGTAGTTTCTGTTGTTAAATTAATTGAAACATCTGATGTGTATTGTTTAGAAGCTGTTGGACCTAACGGTGAACACGATAGACACAACTTTCCAGTGTTAGGTAAAGACATAAATGGTTCATCCTCAAGAACTTCTGGTGTGTTTTTGTCCAACTGTAAATACGGTGACAACTTTGTGTTATTAAATATTGATGATACTTATGGTGTAACTGCTGGTAGACAATTACCAAACTTTGAGATTGAAAGACGTGAGGGTGATATTATTGATGCTTTAATTAGTGGTAGAAATAGAATAAATGTTGAAGATGTTAAGGAAACAACTGGTAAAATTAAATTTTTCTGGAGAGGTAGGGACGTTGAATTCAATTCTTGGCAAATCGCACACTTTAGATTACTTGGTGATGATAGAAGATTACCGTATGGTACTTCAATGCTTGAAAAAGCCAGAAGGATTTGGAAACAATTACAATTATCTGAAGATGCGATGTTAGTTTATCGTGTAACTAGAGCACCAGAAAGAAGGGTATATAAAATATTTGTTGGTAATATTGATGAGGAGGATGTACCAGCATACGTTGATGAGATTGCTAATAGATTTAAAAGAACACCAATTGTTGACCCACAAACTGGTCAAGTAGATTTAAGATATAATACATTGTCAAATGACCAGGATTATTTTATTCCAGTTAGAGATGAGAATGCACCAAACCCTATTGATACATTAGCTGGTGCATGTATTGCTTTAGATACAAGAATACCTCTTTTAGATGGTAGAGTATTAGAATTACAAGAAATAATTCAAGAATGGGATAATGGTGATAGAAATTTATGGGTTTATTCTTGTAACCCTTATACTGGTGAATTAGCACCTGGTATGATTACATGGGCTGGTGAAACACGAAAAGATACTGAAGTTATTAAAATTACATTAGATAATGGTGAATCAATTACAACTACACCTGACCATAAATGGGTTCATAGAACGAAAGGTTTTGTTGAAGCTAAAGATTTGGTTGTCGGTGATTCATTAATGCCTTTTTATAGTGATGAAGAGTATATTATTAAAAAGAAATATTCTAAAAAATATGAGCGTGTTTGGGATTCAGCTAAACAAGAATGGGTGTTTACACACAGAATGGTTGGTGAATATATGGAAACAGTTAATGAAGAACAATACCACACTTTTGAAGGTGTTTATGATAAAAATAAAATGAATACTATCCATCATATGGATAATAATAGATTTAATAATACACCTAAAA